ATATTGCGGTGGCAAAAGCTATTATGGCTTCTTTGTTTTTGCTCAACCAATTGAATACTGGTATTAAGTATTTATTGTATAAGTCGCCTAAGGTCTTTCCAATAGACAATAATATAGGTTGTAGGTTTGTTACTAAGTTTCTTGTAAAGTCTGCGACCTTGTCTTTAGCCCTGAATACGGCTCCAGCAAAGGTGTCTCCTGCTGCAGCAGCAGCGCCTCCGAACTCTCTATTAACCTCAGCTAAGATTATTTTTTGCGCTCCAAGTACATTGCCAGATTCGACTAATTGTTTGACCATGGCTTTTTGTTCATCTGTAAATTGGACGCCACTTCTTGTTAATCTAGTCATACCTGCGATTGGGTCGTTTAATGCTTTACCTAACATCATCGCTGATCCCGATACATCAGTTTTTAATACCGCAGCCATATCCAAAGCAGCCTTGGTTGTTTGATTAAATATATCGTTACCTTCTCCGACCACATTTCTTACTTGGGTGAAGGTTGCTAATACTAATTGCCCTTGTAATATAACTTGTTCGTCTACTGCGGCAATTCCCTCGAGTGCAGAAGCTTGTTCTTGTAAGCCTTTAACACTCAAGCTAGCAACATTGCCAGTAGACTCTAAAACTGCTTTGATCTTATTGCTTACTGATTCGTATGCTTGCGCCTCTTGAACTGCTCCTGTAAAAGCATTTTTAACCGCGTTTAATCCGTTTGTTAATAAGTTTCCAGCAAATACTCCTGCGGCCATAGACTTGAAATTGCTCAAGAAGCTTGTTTGTTTCTCTACGGTTTTACCAAAATCTTTAAAATTGTTTTGTAGTTGCTCCATTTGGGAGCGTATCTTGGCGGTTTCTAATTGTAATTCCACCAGCATTGGAGGTATCGGTGAAGCCATTATTTTCCTTTCACCGTTCTCATTTTTGCTTGGAATGCTTTTGTGAATACTCTGTTTAGCGTTCCATTACCTACAAGATAACCGACAGCCGGAGTTAAGAAAGGATACCTCACACCTGATTTCCAGCGAGGACTTCCTAGTTCTACTGCTCTTGCATATTCTACCGTTGGACCCACGGTTGCGATATAACTTCCAAATCCATACCTTGTTTGCGTAGTTATAGATCGTCGTAAGGTTCCAGTTACAACATTTGGACCGGGACCTGTACCGGGTATATGCCCTTCTCCGCGTTTATGTACTCCAGTACTTGCGTTCTTTTTTGCTTGGCGCTCGATAGATAATGCCGCTTGAGTAATAGCATATTCAGCTGCTTGTTCCACTTGTTGTTCAAATTTATTCATGCCGTTTAGGAACTGACCGAGGTTGCGAATGATTACTGCACTCATGTTCTACTCGCTCGCTCTGCCCTCTCGCTTTTAACTTCTTCTATGGTAGAAGCTATTGCCAATAACCAGTCTGCCGTAGACGCAGGTAAATTATCTACCTGTTCGGGCGTCCAACCAAATCGGTCTGCCATTTGGAAGTAAAACCAAGCTTCATCAGGATAAGTTAAATCTTCATGGCGTAGTCCGCCATCCAAGATCCATTTTAATCTTTTGAGTTGGTTGTATCCGCTTTTGGGTCTGCCTCGTTCTTATCATTTTGAGCGATACTTGGGAATAACGCTGTTTGAGCTTCTTTTGTTGCCTCTACTAATGAGTCGTAATCAGCGATTTCTAATTCATCTAGCGAATCTATTTTGACGCTAGGAATAATGTAATCAAATGACCATTCTTCTATTAGCATTGCTATAAGTGCGTCGCTTAATTGAAGCGCGCGAGATAGTTCTCCTTCGACTGAATCACTTGCTTTCATAATCTTTTTGCGATCTTTGACGCGCAATAAAGATGGGTCTTTTAATTTAACTGTTGCTCCTGAAGGGAGTTTTATTTGTTTAGACATAAGTGCCTCCTGTTGTTTGCCTTCCTTCTATCCTAACAAATAAACGAGCAGATGGGTGGGAGATCGGGAAGGCGTACGATCTCAACCTTGCCCACCTGCTCTTGGCTTTATTTAGGCGTATGTACCGCTTGCTTTTGCGTTTTGTAGAACCCACTTGATAGGTGCAGATCCGCCGGAAGACCCTGCATCAGTGGTAGTTGCTTGCGCATTCAAGTCAATACTTACGGTTACAAAATCGTCTCCACGCTCTACCATGGCAGCTGTATAAGCTCCTTTTGAGATAGTAGCTTGGATTTGGGTAAGTGTTGCACCTGCTCCTAGTTGCCAGTTAAGGACAAGGATTGGCTGAGAATTGTTTAGGTAGCGTGTTAATTCGGTATCTGCGTCCATTACAAACTTGATTTTGCCAGTTACTTCTAGCGGACCAAGGAATACCTGATATGGATTTTGTGTATTGCTAATTCCATAAATAGGTGTTACTGCACGCTTCATATCGATGTTACCTTCCATAGCAGTCGTTACTGAACCGCCACCAATACTTACGGTGCCACGCCATACTGGAGTTGGTAACACAGTGCTAAATGAAGGTGTTGGGTCTGCGATTGTTGCGCTCTGCCAACCTGTTGATTTTGCGTCATATTCTAATAATCCGTCTGCATTGAAGCGTAAAGAAAAATCAGAAAATTGGCAACCTGGGTATTGTCGCACAGTTACAGCATAAAAGTCTGTAAGTGTGTATGACTTAGGTTGAGCATCTGCTGCTGAGGTAGTGCTATTTAATAATGAAATTGTGTGTGTAAATGGTGCGCTTGCTCCTGTTGTTGCTACTGAACCCATAATTCCTGCGAGTGCGTAACCCATTGTGTCGGCAAATGCTGAACCACCGAAATCAAAAGTAGAACGAGTGCGACCTGGTAGATATGCGTAGTTTGTTACATTGCTTCCACGCAAACCTGTATCGTATAACGCGTCAATAACATCGACAGGTTTCAAGCTATCTTTTGCTACTGGGATAAAATCTGTTGCTGCTACTGCTGTTCCTTTTGTGGCTTCTTTTGCTATGCCCACATAGGAACGACTAGACGCTTGTATTGGCATTACTCACTCTCCTGCTTTGTATTAGTTGTTGGTTTGATAGGTATTTTAGCACTATTGCTTGGTAATACATTTGTTGCATTAAAATTATCTGGAGCTTCAAATTCTTCACCTTTTTTAACTGTGATTCCAAGCGAAGGAAACACGCGTTCATCTTCTCCGTTATATATATATTTCATATTTCTCCTAAGCTTGTATCATTTCAGTTACCTCGAATTGTATCTCAGCGAAGGTCTCAGTAGCGCCTTCATTGCTAGTAGCAGGTTCTCCATAAGTAGTTGAGATTACTGGCTCAGCGCCTTGCCAAACTAATGTTCCTGTCGCGTCTCCAAATCTATGATCTGACCTTAACCTTGTTTTAATATCATCTATTAGCGTATCGAAAGTAGTCATAGCTGCTTCGCTGTTTCGTTCCATTGAATGCTGATAAACCTGTAAGATTACGGTGAAATCTACTCTTTTCCAGCCATTGGTTGCTCCTCCGATTGCTAACCGACTTTCGGTTTCGCTTTGTATGAAGATCACTACCGCAGCCCTTGATAATTGTCCTGCCGTCGAGCCTACTTGATAGTTTATTCTTTTCGGGAAGCTAGTAAATACTTGATTCAGCCCAGTTATTGGAGGGCTGGTTAAGAAAGTATAAAGGGTTGCTCTGACCCCGGTTCTTCCTGCCATTATCTGATCCTTCGGTAAATACTAACCATATCTAAGGCTAGGGCTAAGTCTGAGCCATATCGTTGAGCGCCACTTATGTTTCCTGATGGAGAAGTTGTTACCGCCATAGTTAAAGAGTTATCGCCTCTTGCCTTAATAAAGGCAGTTGTAGCCAATATGGTCGCTTGTTTTACTGCGTTAGGTAAGTTTCCTATGGCAACACCAGCAGCGTGTGTATAGGTCAATGCTGCTGTTATTGGAACTGTTGTCGAGCCATAAGTGTATGTACTTGCAACCGTAATTGTTTCACTACTACCGCCATCATAAATTCTATATGATTCACCTGCTATAAATCCATCTCCACTTAAAACTGTAAGTGTTGTTGCTGAAGCTGTTGCGGTAACTATTGTTGTATTTACATATCCTGCTACATAAGTGTATTTAACAAATACGCGATTACCTGCACCTGTTCCACCAAAAGCTAGCGGCCCTTGACTTGAATTGGTCAGTTGGCTATCTGAGGCAGGAATAATGATTTGTTGGTCTTCAAACCAACATGTTGATGGGTCAGTTAAAGTAGTTAAATTGTTAGGTGTTGAACCGTATTGAAAATTGCTTAAAGAAATTATTGGATTGTGATTTGGGTGTAAAGCGATATAACCTTGATTATTAAATCTGACTCTTTGTGTTTCGGTGCGACCTTGCGCCGTTAAATCTTGACCTAAATAATCACTTAAAAATGAAGTTGCGCGAAGAATAACGCGCGCCAATTCTGCGTCTTGCGCTCCTGAGTTTCCGCCTACAACAAGGTTGTCAAAGTCAATAGAGGTTGGAGCGTTCTTATATTCAGCGATTGTTAAATATGAATTTTCGCCAAATCCCCTAATGCTTGTTACACCTGTTGCCATTTATTCTCCGTCTGTTGCTATTGTTTTGGATTCGATTCCACAACGCCCACATTTGCGAAACCAACCATTAAAACCACATTCTACGCAAGTAAATCCTCTTTTGTTGTCGCCTCCAGCATAAGGATTTAATGAAGCTTCAAAATAACCTTCGGCTTTCATTGCTCGCCCATGACTTGCGTTTTCAACATTGTAAATACCGCCCTTGTCGGGTTGGTAAGTTTTGTTGCCAATAACTGTTTCTCTTACACCCTTATCAGGTGCAACATATCTACTCATGCCTCTCCTAACTTAAAAAGGGTGCGTGTTTTATGACGCACCCTCTTTAATTGCCTAAGTTATGCGCTTACGATTCCTGAAACTGCGCCGTTCCAAGCTGGAGCGGTGCAGAAGAAGGTGCCACGGAAGTATGTGCTGAACTCATAAGCAAACTGGGTTACAGGCCATTGAATGCCCATGTAATCCTGTACTAAGAAGTTAGCCCAAACATCTGAAACCTCGGTGTCTGGAATTGGAAGTGTGAAGCTAAGAACAGGAGCAACACCTGAGTTTAACCAAGGGTGCACCATTAGGTCTACTGCTTTACCTGTTACTTCGTTTTGCAAACCAGTAACAATAGAACCATAAGTAGTTCCACCCTCACCTGGATCATTGATTACCAAACGGTAGTTTGCTGTTGATCCTGATTTGATTGCATCTGATAGTTGCTTACGGTCATTTCCGTTTAGCAATACCATATCTGGATCAGCCTTTACATTGCTGTATAGGTTAGCAAATACTTTTTGGAACTCTGAACCTGGGTTAGCAGTTGAGAATGTGGTGTTGATTGCGTTGTTAAATCCGCTGTTTGCACCTAGAACTGTTGGCAAAATACCATCATATCCAGTTGCATAAGCAGAAGTATCTGCGGCGGCGCGTGTTACTGCCGCACCAGTAGTTGTGTAGGTGATTAGGTTTCCTGAGTTAGCAGCAGTACCACCCTGAAGTGTTGCGGTTAGGCCCTGGAATGTTCCCTGGTATGTAGCAGTTGCTTGAGCGCCTGACCTAACATAAAGGTTATATCCAAGAGCGCCAGTAACGGCTGCAGACAAAGTTACTACAATAGTTTTATTACCACT